TCTATGACAAGACAAAATATATCAACAGGTACTTCGGCGAATGACGGCACGGGAGATACGCTCCGTAGCGCTGGTACCAAAATTAATGCTAACTTTACAGAACTATATACATTCCTAGGAGGCAATGCTGATACTCTTTCTTCGCAGATTTCATTAGGATCTGATGGTATTATTTTTGAAGGTTCAAGTGCTGATGATTTTGAAACAACTTTAAAGGTAACCAATCCAACTTCATCAGATAAAACGATTACCTTTCCAGATGCAACCGGTAACGTTATTTTAGATACAGCTACTCAAACTATTACAAATAAAACCCTTGGCGAAGTATTTTTTCAGAGCTCCGAAATAACCGCCAATGGAACAGCTAGTGCAGATGCTACCCATATTATATGTAACAAAGGTACAGCTCTTGCAGTTATTCTTGGAACTGGAACAACATCTGGCGAATTTAAGATTTTTACAAACAAGGGTGCAGGAACAGCTACCATAACACCAACCGATGGTGTAAGTAGTATTTTTGCTGGGGGAAATAGTTTTGAACTTGAACAGAATGAAGGAGCAACTTGTATTTGGGATGGTTCAAACTGGTTCTTAATTGGTAATCAAAGCATAGCAAATGTAACTTAATGGAAGTTTAAATGACGGCAACAGTAACAGACAATTTAAGAAAAAATTTATCAGACTTATTTCTTGCTGAAGTAAATAATGCATCTGATTCAAATCAATTTTATATTGGTATTGGTAAATCCGACGTTTGGAATGCAACAGATACATTAGTTGATCCTGTACGAACAGATCAAGAAGAAAGAGACCACAGGCATAATCTACAATCTGTTAAAAAGGTTGAAGCAGCATCTTTTGTCATACCAAGAGAAAATTGGTCAGCTGGTAGAGTATATTCTGCATGGTCTGATGCATCCGTTGGTATTCCCACAAATGGTTATTATGTTCTAACAGATGTTAACGAGGTCTTTATCTGTCTTAAGGCTGCAAAGAATTCTTTAGGTGTTGTACAGAATTCTTTAAATAAACCAGCAGTTCCCGCAGGTAGAAGCTTAACTCAACCATTTGAACTTGCTGATGGGTATGTTTGGAAATTTCTTTATGCACTAAGTGCTGGAAAAGCAAACTCATTTCTATCAGCAAACTTCATACCTATTCAAAATATTCCTGGCGCTGCAGCAAATGCTTTTGAAACGGATCAAAAATCTGTTCAAGATAGTGCAATTGGTGGTCAAATTATTGGTATTGAAATTGAATCAAATGGTGAAGGTTATGGATCAACAGTACCGACAGTTACTATTCGTGGTAATGGTACTGCCGCGGCAGCAACTGCAACTCTTGGTTCAAGCGGATCACAAGTTGTAAAAGTTGAAATGAATAATGAAAGCGCGGGACTTGGATCTGGATATGATTACGCAGAAGTAATCTTTAGCGGATCCCCAACAAAGCCTGCAAAGGCAAGAGCCGTTATTGCTCCAAGAGAAGGAATTGGTAAAGACGCACGTAATGATCTAAAAGCTTCTTCTATTATGTTAAATATCAAACCAGATGGAACGGTTTCCGATACATTTATTGTTAATAACTCTTTTAGACAAATCAGCTTATTTAAAAATATTCAAGAAAGAGATAGTGCCGCTGCTGGAAAGATTTTCGAAGGTACATCTAGTAGAACTTTAAGATTTATGAAGTCTGCAGACGCTGCTAATCTAACAATTGGTAGAGAAATATCAGATACATCATCACCACCTATTAGGGCTTATATTGACGATATCAAAGATTCTGATATATTCTATCACCAAAACGATAGTTCTGGTTTTGGGGTATTTGCAAATGGTG